CCCGAGTGCAAAGGCTCTGACCGCGTAGGTCAAGTAGAGCATGAGAAGTACGAACTAATGAGTAGCGGTATCTACGAACCTGTAGGTGTGTGGAAAGACTGCGATAATTGTAATGGCTTGGGGGAAATTCAAGCCGATAATATGGAGAACGACAATGGTTAAGGAATACCACCGATTAAGTAGTTTCGATCAAGCGGCTGCACTCTACGACAGTATTAAACCCATGCGGGGTAGGCACAAAGATCAGGACGTAAGACCTATAGGTGATCGTAGGCGCAAGTGGGAGCGCATCGTAAAAATTAGCGATGATTGCTATCTCTTGTTCGATGGTAACGGCGCAGGGGATAACGTAGATTTCTGGACTTACTCTACGCCTAACCAAATATCACGCGCAGATATGTTAGCCCTTGCCCCTGTAAAGTGGGAGCGTGACGGTGCAAATGAATACGTTACCTTACGTAACGGGTCGGGTGTTAACTGGACACACTCAGGTAGGTATGACTTCCTAGCTAGGACGTGTCCTAGGTCGATGGACGTTGAAGTAACTGGCGGCAAACAGTTTGTACGTAACCGTGTCTTTGATGGAGAAGATAAACACTACCTACCTAAGAGCACGTACTTTCCCAACGGTAAAACTAATTGGGGGCAGAACATGGATGGTCCTGCCAAGGACGATAATGTGTATCTGCGCTTCAAGCGGGACGGATGGAACATATTTGAATTAATAAGCCCTGCGTTCCCCGAACCTACGATACGCGTAGACAAAGAAAGCAAAGCTAAATGGAAGCCTCAACTCAACGCCCTGTACGAGTACGCGTGTGTAATGACACCGATGCTGCCTCTAGGGGATAGCACATGGCTTCATAATATGAAGCGTGAGCAAATAAATCATTTCGGTGAAGCCGATATAAACAGGTGGAACATTACTCCACTTGACGCACTAAAAGCAGGTGAGGGTGACGTAGGCTTTCACCACCTAGCACTAGAGTTTGCTGTATCTACAGAAACCTACGAGTGGGGCACAGGCACTACCTTCAGAATACAAACAGTCAAGACCAAAGAGGACGCATCAGGTGTGCGTTCATTGTTCAACAGATGGGCCAATCAAATGTTTGGCTTCAACTACAACACAACCAAGGAGTAATACACAATGTCGTATAAACATTTACTTGTCAAAGACGCAAAAGCTAAGGCAGCGTCAATGTTGAACCCCGAGTACAACACTATGGAGTATGTACGTACCCATAACTATAAACTCTATGACTTCTTTAACGAAGTCAAAAAAGTCAAGCCGAGCGTACAGCCTATTGTTATAAGTAACAAAGTGTATCTGCACTTCAAAGGTGATCCGTACACAGCCGCGTGGATTGGTTACGGTAACTTTAAAGACGCAGGTAGTGGGGATAAGACCTATGTAGTGTGTGCGCCTAGCGTAGAAAACAATCGCTATGAGGCCCATAGGGATAAACACTATATGCGTATGTCGATCAATCTAAAGAAAGCCGTGGGCTTCACAAGTACCTTCACGCGTCCGTACAAAGCCCTCACCATAGCTGAGATAAACCTGCGAGATGTAGGTAACGCTGCGGGTATGAGCCACGGAGAGTTGAGTAATAAAGTTGACGAGATGCGAGCAACCTTGTTTGGACGTAGCTACAGCGGTAGTGTTACGCCTGTCATGGCAGAGATAAAGCATCTGGTCGCGTCTGGGTATTCGTTCATGGACAAGAAACTAGAGGCCGAAGCGCATGAGTTTTTTGAACTTCAGCGCAAGCAACAGGCAAGCGCAACTCTTAACAAGAACTTAGCAGCTACGGCTGTTATATGTATGGGTACTACGTTGAAAGGTGAGCAGAAGTTTGAGACTGTTCGGTGTAATGATATAGGCAGTTATAACCGCGAGGTACTGCGTGAAACGCATCAGTACTATATCGGCACTGATAAGATACCTGACGAGATAAAAGACAAGGTAGCTGTTCTATCTATGATGGAGCATGGTGAGTTTGTAGATGAAGTCGGCATGAGAATATGTGACGAAATCGTTTATGTAATGGATACTGTAGAGGTATGACCCTCACCAACCGAGACAAGATATACCACATAACGATATCAGATGATAAAAAAATCATTAAAGTAACGTGTATTGGTATAGAATGTGTTGACACTGGCCTTTCACCCATATACAACAGTGTCTCTGATTTGCCCGATTGGGCGCAGGGAAGGTTAGCTGTTATAGCTATGTTACAGGTGGGAGAACTGGTGACAGGTGTTGGGGGCAGGATCAGCGATAATCAGTATTGGATTGTACCTGATACATACTAGGACACGTCCTAGGGCGGGGCTTTGGTTGCCCCGTCACAAACAAATGGGAGAGCAACATGGCTATGACGCCAGAAGCAAAAGTTAAGAACAAAGCAGTGAAGCAGCTTAAAGAATTAGGTGCTTACTATTTCTTCCCTGCTACAGCAGGATTTGGTAAAAGCGGTGTACCTGATATCGTGGCTTGCTACAAAGGCATGTTCTTTGGGATAGAATGTAAGGCAGGTAAAAACAAACCCACCCCCCTGCAAGATAAGAACCTGCGAGAGATACGTGTAGCGGGGGGTTGCGCTGTAGTCATTAACGAGTGGACAGTTGGTGACTTGACTGACACGCTAATGAACGTGGCATACGTGTGTCAAAATGGATAAAAGTGCAGAGTTATCCCCCGCCCAACAATCAGAATTAAAATTTCTACGCCAACAGGTAGATATGTGGCAAGATAAAGCACATGCTAAAGACCCTATGCCTAATGCCAAAAACAACCTGTTTGCAGCGCAAGAGGAACTGACACGTTACGTTAGTGACTTACGCGCATGGGGCAAGTCCATATGACCAAGTGGAGTTTCAATATGATTAATCGCCATGAATACGAGCGCGTGTGTGCAGAGAACCGTGAACTAAAAGCGGAACTTGAGAAGATCACGCAGCAGCTATTCGTCATGTATGTAACAGGTACAAAGAAGCTAGGAGGGAACATTGACAGCCTTGGAAAAGATGAAGGCGTTGGCCTTGATTGAGAACAAACGGATGATTGAATATTGTGGGGGTCGATCCCTAAACTACGGGATCGTGCAGGAACACGCTAGAGGCAGCGGTAAGCCCCGCATGTCCGAGATCGAAAGATCAAACCCCGCCAAGCAAATACTGCGTCTATCGGAACAAGGTTTTAGTGCTGCCGAGACCGCGCGTATAACAGGTATGTCCGTAGAGGTAATATTACGCAGGTGTAAACGATATCAGATAAAGTTTAAGGAGGACAAAGGTGGATAAGGAAGAGTTTGAAGTAGCGATGCACCGCATAGCAGAGGCCGCACCAAAAGAAGCGTCACCCGAAGTTATGTCTTTAATCATTGCTAATTTAGTTTTGCTGTTTAATCAGCAAGAACAATGGCCTTCTATAATGTTTGCCGCGACCACTGTTCTAAGCGAAGCCATGAAAGAAGATCGTGAGAGGGCCGAAGATAAAGGTGAAGATATAGCGTTACGTGACGCTAATGACTTCATGGCCGCAATAATTCAGAAAAGGCACCTACATTAACTAGGACGTGTCCTAGTAGGGGTGAGGGCGGCTGTAGGTGTAACTAACAATAAGGCAGACCGCAGGTAGGTGGGTTTGAATTATCACCGCCCTCATAAAAACAATATCATAAAAGAGTGAGAGAACAATGTTAAATACACTAAAGATATACGTGCAGCACGTATTAGTAGATAAGCGATGCGGGTTTGGAGTTGACATAGACCAAGGGGAACGGGTGTTCATACCACCTAATCTTGTTAACAAATATGATCTTGCCGAAGGCACACTTGCCCAGATGCGAGTGATACCCAACACTTCAAGGATGGTTAACGCAACCAAATATCAGGTTGTGGGTATTATTGCTGAGAGTGTAACACATTCTGTCGATGCAGGTGAAGCACGCGAGGAGGAAACCCCACGCGTAGTGGTAGCTAAGATGGAAGACCGCATACTTAGTATGCTGTCCGAGCCAGACAATCAATTCGCACATAGGGCTACTGAGATAGCGTCTAAGCTAGACGCAACTAATGACGAGGTTCAGTCTGCGTTAGGCAAGCTGCACCGCGATGGAGAGATTTGGGAGGCCAAGGTATCACGCCTAGGTTCCCAAAAGAAAGCGTCCTACTGTCTGTGGGCGTTGGATGATGACTGGTTTGTACCAGAATTTGAATGAGGAGAGAACTATGACTGCCAAGAAAGAGAAGAAACGCGATAGGGTATTTAAGTTGTTAGAAAAATCCCTTGGCACTGACACAGATAAGTCTATAGCCAAAAAAGTTGGGTGTAGCCCGTCATACGTAGGCAAGTTGCGTAAGTATTCCTACTGGAATAAAGAACCACTACAAAAAATAGCTGTATATACAACTGAGCAGCTTGCAGGGGTTGACGATATTGCCTACGAACTGACTAAGGGCGGCAAGCCACCCAAAGAAGGTACGTACACACGTAGCAGTGTCCTTGATACCGCCAAGCAGTATGTCACCAAAGATCGTGCAGCTATGCATGGCGATATGGAGAATAACTTTGAGGCTATAGCTATGCTGTGGGAGCAGTATTTTAATTGTGAGTGGTCTTTCTCGCCCACCGATGTTGCGGTGATGATGGCCCTGTTGAAGGTCGCACGGCTCAAGTCCAACAAAGATAATCCTGACAACTACATAGACGCCTGTGGTTACATGGCGTGTGCGGGTGAGTTAGCATTAAAGAAAGTAACAAAGAAGTGAACCTTGTTACGTTGGACTTTGAAACCTACTACGCGCAAGACTTCTCTTTGTCGAAGATAACGACAGAGGAATATATACGTGATCGTAGGTTTGAAGTTATTGGGTTGGGGCTTAAACATGGCCCCAACTCAACCGAATGGGCGCAAGGTGAGGGTCAAGTAAAAGAACTATTAGGTTCCGTAGACTTTGCAAAAACTGGCGTCATTGCACACAACACGGCTTTTGATGGAGCGATACTAAGTTGGCGTTACGGGGTGAAGCCTAAAGCATGGTTTGATACTATGTGTATGGGTAGAGCCTTGCACGGTACAGAGCACAGTGTCTCGCTTAAAGCTATGTCCGAGCGATACGGTATTGGTGCCAAAGGCAACGAAGTTATTATGGCGAAAGGTAAACGCCTAGTCGATTTTACAACGCAAGAAATACGTGACTACGCACGTTATTGTATCAATGACGTAGAACTAACATACGAACTGTTTTCGCAGATGGTAAGGACGTTCCCCAGAAAGGAACTAAAGCTGATAGACCTTACCCTACGTATGTTTATAGAACCCTTCCTAGACTTAGACACAGGTTTGTTAGAGCAGCATCTTGAAGATGTGAAGAACCGTAAAGACAAATTGCTACTGGACGCAAACATTGCTGACAAGAAAGACCTAATGAGCAATGTAAAGTTTGCTGCGCTACTAGAAGAACTAGGTGTATCTCCCCCTAGAAAGATTAGCCCTACGACAGGCAAGGAAACCTATGCCTTTGCCAAGTCGGACGAGGCGTTTAAAGAATTACAGGAACATGAGGACGATAGGGTGCAGTCCCTAGTCGCGGCTCGCTTAGGTAACAAGAGTACACTAGAGGAGACACGTACTCAAAGGTTCATAGATATATCCAAGCGCGGCCTTCTACCTGTGCCTATCCGATACTATGCGGCACATACAGGTCGTTGGGGTGGGCAAGATAAGATTAACCTGCAAAACCTACCGAGCCGTGGGGCTAACGGTAAGAAGTTAAAGAACAGTATTATTGCCCCCGAAGGCCACAGTGTCATAGATGCGGATAGTTCCCAGATTGAGGCGCGGGTGTTAGCTTGGTTGGCAGGGCAAAACGATCTGACCGAAGCCTTTGCCCGAGGCGAGGACGTTTACATCAAGATGGCTGCACAGATATACGGTTGTGCCGAAGAGGAAGTTACCGGAGCGCAACGGTTTATCGGCAAGACCACAATCCTAGGGGCTGGCTATGGTATGGGTGCTGAGAAATTTGGTATGCAACTAAAGACTTTTGGACATGAAGTTAGTCCAAATGAGGCCAAGCGGATAATCAATATCTACCGTGATACCAACTGGCGAATAAGTCAACTATGGCGCGAAGCACACCACGCGGTGAAGCAACTAGCGCAGGGTGTTTCAGGTTGTTTCGGGGCGTCTCATAAGGTTTCATATTGTGCCAAGCAGTCTGGTATAAAGCTACCTTCTGGGTTGTATATCTACTACGAAGATTTGTCGGGCTACCAGAACTCACAGGGCGTTGAGTACACCTATAAGGTACGCCGAGGGCGCAAAAAACTATACGGTGGCAAGGTTGTGGAGAACGTGTGCCAAGGTATAGCCCGTTGCATTATTGGTGAGCAAATGCTACGTATTGCTAAGAAATACCCTGTAGTCCTAACCGTTCACGACAGCATAGCTTGTTGCGTTCCTGACGAACAGGTGGACGAAGCGCAGCGATATGTAGAGGATTGTATGCGTTGGACACCTGATTGGGCCGAGGGACTGCCTATCAACTGCGAAAGCGGTAAAGCTAAATCATATGGGGAGTGCGAATAATGTCTATGAATTTGGATGATCAGCTATATGAAGCAACATACGTGCGGTTGGAAATGGCTGGAAAACTGTGTGAAGAGTATCGACGAGCCGGTAAGGGTTTACCTAATGTTGGAATGACCGATGTGTTGTTAGCTATGTTAGGAGCCTCAATAGAAGAAGCCCAAGGGCATTTCATGGAGAGGTTTCCTAAGCGTGACTAAAGTAGCGCCGTGGTCTTTTAGCAAGATCAAAGCCTTTGAGCAGTGTCCAAAGCAGTTTTACCACGAGAAGATACTCAAGCAGTATCCTGTAGTTGAATCAGATGCTATGAGATACGGCACTGATTTTCACTTGGCTTGTGAAGAACATATACGGGACGGTAAGGATTTACCCGCGAAGTATTCCTACGCGCAGGGTGCGATGGACAATCTCAACGCCAAGCAAGGGCGCAAGCTATGCGAAGAAAAGTTAGGGCTGACCGCAGACCTAGAGCCGTGTGGTTTCTTTGACGATAATGTTTGGTTCCGTGGTATAGTAGACTTGGTAATAGTAGATGATGATGTAGCTTGGGTTGTAGATTACAAGACAGGTAAATCCGCTAAGTACGCAGACAAAGGACAGCTTGAACTTATGGCCCTGACTGTGTTCGCACACTTTCCAAACGTACAGACCGTAAAGGCCGCACTTCTATTTGTTGTGTGTACGGCTATAGTAAAAGGAACCTATCACAGGGCTTCAAACTCAACATTATGGGAGAAGTGGTTGAGTAAGTATGCTAAGATGCAAAGTGCAGCCGATAACGATGTGTGGAACCCCCGAACAAGTGGGTTATGCAGACGCCACTGCGCTGTGTTAGAGTGCGTACATAACGGAAGGAATTGATATGGGATATGTGAACAAACCCCGCCCGTATAAGAAAGAATACCAGCAGCAGAAAGCGCGTGGTGAAACCAAGGCTCGTTCCGAGCGTCAACGCGCACGGCGCAAGATGGATAAGACAGGCAAGGATGCCAACAAAAACGGCAAAGCCGACAAGCGCGAGGGCAAGGATATCGCCCACAAGAAGGCATTAAGTAAAGGTGGCAAGAATAAGGACGGGGTAACTGTCCAAAGCCGTAAGAAGAACCGAGCCGCAGGGGGTGCTATGAGTAGCCCTAAAAGAAGAAAGTCCTAGGACGCGTCCTAGTAGGAGAACAACATGCAAATACTACAGGACAAGGCTCTGGTAATACCAGTAGTCCACCCAAAACAGATCACTTCTGTAATACCCAAAAGCAAAGAGTTAAAGGGTGACGAAGTGATAGTGCACTGGGGCATAGACGAGGTACATACGCTACGTAGTGTAGGGATAAAGGCACCGTCTCCGATCAGTAGACGCTACAAATGGACAGGCCAGTACACGCCGTTTGATCACCAGAAAAAGACAGCAGCGTTTCTCACGTTAAATAAACGTGCGTTCTGTTTTAACGAACAGGGTACAGGCAAGACAGCTAGTGCTATATGGGCGGCTGACTACCTTATAAGCCAAGGCAAGGTTAACCGTGTGTTGGTAATATGCCCTCTATCTATTATGGATAGCGCGTGGCGTAACGATATGTTTAGTTTTGCAATGCACCGCAGGGTGGACGTTGCCTACGGCTCCAAGTCTAAGCGCAAAGCAGTTATAGAAGGTGATGCCGAGTTTGTAGTGATAAACTACGCAGGTGTAGAACTTGTAGAAGATGCCATAGCCGCTGGGGGCTTTGATCTAATTATCGTAGATGAAGCTACGCATTACAAGAACGCACAGACTAAGCGTTGGAAAGCCCTTAACCGCCTACTGCAAACTGATACGTGGTTGTGGCTAATGACAGGTACTCCTGCCGCACAGTCTCCAACAGATGCTTTTGGCCTAGCCAAGTTGGTGAACCCGCTAGGTGTTCCTAGGTTCTTTGGCGCGTTCCGCGATATGGTCATGTATAAAGCTACTATGTGGAAGTGGGCCGTAAGAGACACCGCAACCGACACAGTATTCAATGCGTTACAACCTGCTATACGTTTTACAAAAGAAGAGTGTCTGGACTTACCAGACATGGTGTACGTGAAACGTAAGGTGCAGCTAACAACGCAGCAAGAGTTTTACTATGAAGAACTCCGAAAGAAAATGATTACCAATGCAGCAGGTGAAGAGATATCCGCAGTGAACGCCGCCGTGCAAATGAGCAAGTTACTACAGATATCGGGTGGCGCGGTGTATACTGATGACAAGGATACAGTTCAGTTTGATATCTCCAACAGGTACAGCGTCCTAAAAGAAGTAATAGCAGAGAGCAACAAGAAAGTTTTGGTGTTTGTACCGTTCAAACACACTATAGATTTGCTTACCGAAAAGCTACGAGCAGACAAGATATCCGCAGAGGTAATACGTGGAGACGTACCAGTACACAAACGCACTGAGATTTTTCAAAAGTTTCAAACAGAAG